TTCCAAGCGGAACATAATATCCTCATGCATCCATTCCACATGGCAGGTGTGGCAGGTATGTTTGGTGGTGCTTTGTTCTCTGCTATGCATGGTTCCTTGGTCACCAGTTCACTCATCCGTGAAACAACTGGACTAGATTCACAGAACTATGGATACAAATTTGGACAAGAGGAAGAGACCTATAACATTGTTGCTGCACATGGATACTTTGGTAGATTAATCTTCCAGTATGCATCGTTTAACAACAGTAGAAGTCTTCACTTCTTCCTAGCATCATGGCCTGTTATCTGTGTATGGTTAACCTCAATGGGTATCTGCACAATGGCATTCAACCTAAATGGATTCAACTTCAACCAATCAGTTGTTGATGCATCAGGTAAGGTTGTTCCTACTTGGGGTGACGTTCTTAACAGAGCAAACCTTGGTATGGAAGTTATGCACGAAAGAAATGCACACAACTTCCCACTTGACTTAGCATCTGCTGAGACATCTGAGGTTGCACTTGTTGCTCCTTCTGTTGGTTAATGGAAATCCTATTTCTAGTTGCTGCCATAGGCGGTGCAGCATTCGGTGCATATAAAATGACACCGAAAGGTTGATAAAACATAGACAACCTGATACAATAGGGAGACCCTCACAAAAGGGTCTCCTTTTTTATTTCTTTTTTATAGATACACTAGGTAAATTATTCTTATGAAAATATTTTTAGACACAGCAGATGTCTCAACTATTCTTACACATTTTGAGACTGGTCTGATTGATGGAGTGACAACTAACCCAACTCTGATTATGAAGAGTGGTAGAGATCCTGAAGATGTGTATCAGGAACTCGCTGAAGCGGGTGTAAGAGACATTAGTATGGAAGTAGTAGGAACTCGTGAAGAGATGACCTCTGAGGGTCGTAGGCTTGCCACTAAGTTCCAAGAAGTAGCAACTATCAAGGTTCCTTGTACACCAGATGGTCTTTATGTGTGTAATCAGTTAGCAAAAGATGGTACAAAGGTTAATGTTACATTGATTTTTGATGCTGCACAGGCAATACTTGCTGCCAAAGCAGGAGCAACATATGTTTCACCATTTGTAGGAAGACTTGACGATAACTCAGTTAATGGGTTAGATGTAATCAGTGATATATCTGAGATCTTTAGTAAGCATTGGATCAAAACTCAGATTCTATCTGCATCTATAAGAGGAGTGAAAGCAGTCTCTACTTCTTTTGCCCTTGGTGCTCAGGTAGTAACGATGCCACCAACAGTCTTTGAGAAGATGTATAATCATGTTCTTACCGACAAAGGACTTCAATTATTTGATGCCGATTGGGCTTCAGTAGTTGCAAACAATAAATAAATTTTTAAATAGGTATATGAAATTCACTGTTTATTCTAAAAATGGATGTCCTTATTGCGATAAGGTTAAACAGGTGTTAGAGTTATCTAAGTTAGAGCATGTCATTTATAAACTGGATGAGGACTTTGATAGATCAGGATTTTATTCTCAGTTTGGAACTGGATCTACCTTTCCTCAAGTTGTAGTAAATGATATGCAACATCTCGGTGGATGTACCGAAACAGTTCAGTATCTAAAGGAGAATGAATTAGTCTGATGAAAAAAGTTGACGACTTTGAAACAGTTTATGACATGATCGAACATGCCATTGAACTTGCGTTTGATGGCAAGATGCAACTTAAATTTTATGAGTTTTTAAAGTATCGTAAAACAAAGAAAGTAGAAGTAGATTCTTTTCTTCAGAGTTCTACTGCAAAGGAAATCTCTGATCAAATAGGAGAACTTCAAGAATATATTAAGGGAGGTGCTGATAACAATCATAAACAATTGCGTGAGGCTTATGGACATATTCCTAAACCTAAAGCACGTAAAATACAAGCATACCTTGCAGGTATTCTTGAAGATGCAGTGAGGTATAGACATGACAAAAGACCTGGAAGACGAAAAAAAGTCTCTAAATAATGACAAACCTGAGATCAATCGGGGTGTTGAATTATTGTTACGTACGAGGAGGAAAAAAAAAGAAAAACCAAAAACATTTCAAGTAAAGTTTGGAAAATTAATTGCACTCTGGAATAGAGAAATTGTTTTTCATTTTAATTTTTACTTGGATATCCGAAAAACATAAATCTCTGGAGGGATGCCATGTCAGAAACATTAGTAGTAACCTTGACACTTACAACAGTTGTGTCTGCTCTTGCATTATTGGTAGGAGGTATGATAGGATGGATGGCAAGACAACATTCATATGAAACTACACCCCAAACTGTGTATACTCACCCAGAAATGTTTGATGCAAATGGACAGTTAGTTCCTGATGAAATTTTAGCCCTAAGAATTGAAAACCATTATGACAACGACGAAGAAGACGACAACTAAGAAAAGAACTTCAACTAAAAAGGTTAAACTTCCACCTAATCCTTTTGTTCATGAGGTTCTTGATCTAATGAATAGTCAGAGAACTAAAGCAAAAAAGATTGAAGTTCTTAAAGAGTATGAGGATCCTGCATTAAAGGCTATTCTTATTTGGAATTTTGATCCTACTGCCATCTCTGTTCTTCCTGAAGGCCCTGTTCCTTATAAAGAAAATGAAGTCCCTGTAGGAACTGATCATACTTCTTTAAGAAGAGAGTGGAAAAATCTTTATCATTTTGTGAAGGGTGGTAATGATAGTCTTAGTGCTCTTCGTAGAGAGTCTATGTTTATTCAGATGCTTGAGGGACTTCACCCTGAAGAGGCTAAGATCATATGTTTAGTAAAGGATAAAGATTTAGAGTCTGCATATAAGATAACTTATGATATAGTACAGCAAGCATACCCTGATATTCAATGGGGAGGACGTTCATGACTACTAAGATAGAGAAGAAACCAGAACCACCAAAACAAATTGAAAAAGATAAAGAGAATTATCAGTGTCAGATTGTTTTAGAAAAAACTACTAGAGAAAAAGCACAGGATAGGAACCTTCCTACTGATGCCTTTAATGTAGTGTATGTTGTAGATGGTAAAGAGTATCTAGATGTAACTCGTTCTGAAAAGATGGTCAATATTTTTGATAGATATTATGATAAATATGGCCCAGACTCGGTTAAAATAATTGAGTATGGGTGTGGGAATGTAAGACCCAATCTTTGGAATCTTAAATCACCTGAAAGAAAAAAAAGAAAAAGGAGGCCTCGTATCGATGAATGATGAAGAAATCCGTCAGCAAATTAATGACATCATAGAAGGTGAAATTCAAAATGGAATAAATGAGTATCTTGAATCTCAGGAACAGGAAAAATCGAATGAAGGGGGAGTAGGTTTTGTTAACAACGAAGAAGGTGCAAAGCAATTAAATGTTAAGGTGTCACAGGCAGAAGTTGATAGATTGGTAAAAGAATATAAGAAGGCCATGAAATATAGAAAGTCTAATCTCTTTCAAGCATCTCAGTTAGTAGATAAAAATGGTAACCAGTTGTAAAACTGTATCATAGAATACAAAACTACTTGACTATATAATATACATGTGTTATTATTAACACAATCGTTCAACCTCATAGGAGGTCGCAAGTAAGCCGACACGGAACGGATCGTTCATCTCATGGACATACTACTCGCTACTCTTTTAACTTGTGAAGAGGCGAAGGAAATTATCGATAAGATATCACCTTCAACTCAATATAGAACTGAATTGGTTCAAATGGTAAGAGATAGCACTCAAGGATGTTTATGGGACGCAAATGCCGACTGAAGGAACGGGGCCAAAATCCCTACTACTTTGGAGCAAGCCAATGGCACAAGTCACTTACCGTGGAGTCAAGTACGACTCTGAGGAGTACAACAAAATGGTACTCGATGAAGCAGCAAAACGTAATAGACATGATCTAATGTATCGTGGTCTTAAAGTTTCTAAGAAACTAGTTACTGCTTAAACTGAATGACAAAGGGGGTTTACATACCCCCTTTTTTAATATATAATTATTGAAAGAGGAGACATACTATGGGAACCCTTCACATGAGAGAGCAATTAATCAGGGCAGTGTTAGCACATGCTACTGGTGAGATTGAAAAACATAAAGCAAATGTCAATGTATATTTGGAGCATCCTGCAGGTATAGGAGAGCATTCAGATATTACAGAAGCAATTCAGGAAGAAGTAGATAAGATAGCAAGATATCATGACCAAATAGAAGTGATTAATAAGTATTTTATTAAATGAATAAAGCAAAGTTAAAAGTTCTAGTAAGAGCTCTTAAAGAAATTGTAGAGGAGTTAGAATCAGAAGTATACTCTGACATAGAAGCATATACTACTGCTCCTCCATTTTCTACTCCACCCACTGATTACGATGAGGTCTTTGATGATGATGGATACCCAGATTAAATTAATAAGTGTAACACCAGATGCTGAACAGCATATGGCATATGTGGCTCGTGTTAGCAACCCTAAGAACCAAGACAATGATAACTTTGCTGGTCTTCTTAAGTATTGTATCAAGCACGGTCATTGGAGTGTCTTTGAGCAAGCATTCATGACAGTAGAGATCAATACTACTAGAGGTCTTGCTGCACAAATACTTAGACATAGATCATTTACATATCAAGAGTTCTCTCAGAGGTATGCTGATAGTAGTATGTTAGGTAAGGAGATTCCTCTACCAGAACTTAGGAGACAGGACGATAAGAACAGACAGAATAGTATTGATGATGTTGATCCTCTTATAGTACAGGATTTTAATGCAAAGATGCAGAAACATTTTGTAGATGGGATGCACCTGTATAAAGAGATGCTTGAAGCAGGTATAGCAAAGGAGTGTGCAAGATTTGTATTACCTCTTGCTACTCCTACAAGAATCTATATGACTGGTTCTGTAAGATCATGGGTACATTATATTGACCTACGTTCTGCACACGGAACACAGAAGGAGCATATGGCAGTAGCAGAAGGAGTTCGTTCTATTTTTTCTGAACAATTTCCTACTGTTGCTCAAGCTCTTGACTGGATTTCCTAAATAATTACCCTTATTTTTTAAGTATGGCTACGTACCCTGTTGTTAATGAGAAAACTGGTGAGCAAAAAGAAGTTAAGATGAGTGTCCATGATTGGGAGCAGTGGAAAACTGACAACCCAGATTGGGATAGAGATTGGTCAGATCCTTCTAAGATGCCAGCATTAGGAGTTGAGGTTGGTGAGTGGAGAGATAAACTTGTCAATAGAAATCCTGGATGGGGTGAAGTGCTTCAGAAAGCAGATAAAGCTGGAGGTATTGGAGCACGATTAGCCAAGAAAGGCATTGGTACAACTCAGGGGGATGATTAAGTAGTATGCCACGTAAAAAGAAAGGAGATCAACCTATAGGTGTTGGATTAACATCTAAGCAGATGAAGAGAAAGAAACCAATTAATACTGACATGATGAGAGATATTGAACCTCTCACTGAAAATCAGAAATTATTATTTGAGTCTTATAGTAAAGGAAAAAACCTTGTTGCTTATGGAGCAGCAGGAACAGGTAAGACTTTTATTACTCTTTATAATGCATTACAGGATGTACTGGATCCAAGTACTCCCTATGAAAAAATTTACATTGTAAGATCTCTGGTAGCAACGAGAGAGATTGGGTTTTTACCTGGTGATCATGATGATAAGTCATTCCTATATCAGATACCATATAAAAATATGGTGAAGTATATGTTTGAGATGCCATCAGATGCAGACTTCCAAATGCTCTATGGCAATCTGAAAGCACAAGATACTATTGATTTTTGGAGTACCTCATTTATTAGAGGAACTACCTTAGATAAGGCTATCATTATCGTAGATGAATTCCAGAACTTGAATTATCATGAGTTAGATAGTATAATGACAAGGGTGGGTTCATACACTAAGATAATGTTCTGTGGTGATGCTACTCAGACTGACTTGATTAAACAAAATGAAAGGAATGGTATTCATGATTTCATGAGGATCTTAAGGATCATGCCATCATTAGACATCATTGAATTTGGTGTTGAAGATATTGTAAGATCAGGTTTGTGTAAAGAATATCTACTTGCTAAATTGGAACTTAATTTATGACCTTTACTCATCATAATTTCTTAGGTGATATTGAACTAGAGAAAAAAGAAACACCTGGTTGTAGGTTGTACCAACTACCTGATGGTCAGTGGGTTCCTTCTATTACTTCAGTAACCTCATTTTATAATCGTGATATCTTTATTAAGTGGAGAAAGAGGGTAGGTATAGAAGAAGCAAATAAGATTACAAAGAAAGCTACTGCTCGTGGGACAGATTTTCATGAGGCAGCACAGGCATATCTAGAGAACAAAGAACTTAACTGGGATGATTATAGACCAGCAACTAAGTTCATGTTCCATCATGCAACACCATATCTGGACAAGATAAATAACATACACGCTATAGAAAGAACCCTTTACTCTGAGTACCTTGGTCTTGCAGGTAGGGTTGATTGTATAGCAGAGTATGAAGGTGAGTTAGCAGTCATAGATTTTAAGACATCTGAGAAGATTAAACCTGAGAAATGGTTGGAAAACTATTTCGTTCAGGAAACCTTTTATGCAGCAGCTTACTACGAACTAACTGAGATCCCTGTTAAAAAACTTATCACCCTTATGGTAACTCCGAGTGGTGAAGTAAAAGTATTTGACAAAAGGAACAAAGGGGATTATATTAAACTTCTAGTTCGTTATATTAAAGAATTTGTACATCACAATACTGGGGCATCGAATGGAGAATGAACTAGAAAAAGCATTAGAAAGTAAATTCTTTTGTCCTACTAGGTTTGCTCAAGCAATTGAGCAACTTGTCTTAGACAATCAAACTATGACTTACATTGATGCCATCATTCATTTCTGTGAGCAGAATGCTATTGATTTAGAGTCAGTTCCTAAGTTAATATCTAAACCGTTGAAGGAGAAGATAAAGTATGAGGCACAGGAGTTAAACTTTTTAAAACGTACTAGTCGTGCGAAAATTATTTTTTAGCCTCAGGGGAGGCTAGCTTTTAATTCCAAAAAAGTCGGAAAAAATACTCCAAGCTTTTTTTGCCCTATTACTTTTTTTAAAATGGATGATATACTGAATTTTAGTAGATATGGTGATTCTCCGATATATGGTGGTTATATTCCTCCTTTGATAATGGATGAAATAAGTGAATGGGTAAATGAATGTAAGAAGTTTAAGAATAGTCCATTAGCAGCACTGAAGGCCCATGAGAATGTGGGATATCTTTCTATGGACGGAAAAGCACATAATTCGTATCAATGTTCAATTTCTCCTCATTTAATTGATAAGTCTTTTTGGTTAGCCTGGGTATTACGACTAGTTGCCAAATATAGCGAAAATAACAATAATCGTGCATATAAGTTAAGAAAGTGGGATGGTCATTTTGATGGATATGATATATGGACTAATTTTTCCTATAAAGGAGATGATAACCCTTCACATAATCATGCAGGATATATCTCAGGTGTGATATACTATAAAAATCATAATCATCCTACTATTTTTGATGATTATGATTTTTCTTGTCCTGGTTATGATGGCACAATGGTGCTTTTTCCTTCTAATGTGATACATCATGTAGAACCTCAAATTGAGGATACAGAAAGAATTACTCTTGCTTTTAATATTATTCAAAATGATGCCATTTGACGCATATCGTTGTTATCTCTCTTTAAAGAACCATTTCACTAAAGATCATTATGATTACCATAAGTATGGTGGGAAGACCAGAGCAACAGTGCAAGCCTTTTATAAAAGGAAGGATAGATTCTGGTTTGAGAAATTTGCCAGATCTAAGAATGATAAGGAAGTAGAGGAATTCTTTGTATCTAACTTTATCAGTTCCACAGACCCTGCAACCATGTGGATCGGGGAGATGATAAGAGAGGGAGAAGGTAGATATACTGATTGGAAGAAAAAGGTTCAATCTTTGTCATATACTTTTAAAGAAGAAACAAATTCTCTTTTTACCGATAATAATTTTGATGCCATGTTTACCGTGGATCCTCCTCGTCATCCTCAAATTCTTAAAGAATATTTGGGAGGGAAGGTATCACTTGAAACTCTGGTGATCTGTGATAAAATATTGGAGTATAGGAAAGATTGGGATAAAAAACTAAATGATCCAGTGTGGGAAACCGTTAGTCGGAAGATAAAAAAGTATAAACCTTTCCTAAATATACATGTACCCAAGTATAAAAAAATCCTTAAAGAAGTAGTCCTATGAGTTTTTTTGATTCCGAAGTTGTCCGTGCAGAAATGACTGAGATTGCAGAACTCCAAGAGGAGGTTTATTCTAATGTCTTTAAATTTCCGCAGATGAAAAAGGAAGATCAATTATATCATGTTGCTATTCTAGAAAAACTTTTAGAGAAACAACGAGTTCTTTATACTCGTGTTAGTTTATCATCTGATCCTGAAGCTCAGGAGATGAAAAAGAAGATTTTAGAAGGTGCTCGTCAAATGGGACTTCCTACTAATGTGGATATGAATATCTTATTTGCTAATATGAATAATATGGTAAGTATGATGAGAAAGGAGATTGACAAAAAATCTGCTTCTTGATAGAATATAAAGGTACAAACAAGCCAAATCTCAATAAAATCTAAATGTCATTTTCAGACTTAAAAAAACAATCCTCTCTAGGATCTTTGACTTCTAAATTAGTCAAAGAAGTGGAGAAGATGAACAATGCTGGTGGAGGGGGTGATGATCGCCTCTGGAAACCAGAACTTGATAAAACAGGTAACGGTTATGCTGTTATTCGATTCCTTCCTGCTCCTAATGGAGAGGACATTCCTTGGGCAAAGATGTATTCACATGCATTCCAAGGACCAGGTGGTTGGTACATTGAAAATTCTTTGACAACTACTGGTGGAAAAGATCCTGTTTCAGAATATAATCGTGAACTATGGAATAGTGGTAATGAGTCCGATAAAGATGTAGTTCGTAAGCAGAAGCGTAAGCTTTCTTACTATGCAAACATCTATGTTGTTAAAGATCCTACCAATCCTCAAAACGAGGGTGGAGTATTTCTCTATAAGTTTGGTAAGAAGATCTTTGACAAAGTAATGGAAGCAATGCAACCAGAATTTGAGGATGAAACTCCAATCAATCCTTTTGACTTCTGGCAAGGTGCAAACTTCAAATTGAAGATCGTTAAGAAGGATGGTTACTGGAACTATGATAAGTCAGAGTTCGATTCAGTATCACCATTACTTGATGACGATGATGCACTAGAAGCATTGTGGAAGAAGCAGTATTCACTTGCTGCTGTTACCGCACCAGACCAATTCAAGTCATATGATGACCTGAAGAAGCGTTTGGACTATGTTTTAGGTAATAAGCAACCTGTTCGTCGTATAGATGAAGAGGTAGCAGAAGAGGATAGTAATCGTTCTTATGCACCTGATTTTGGTGCTCGTAAAGAACCTGTAGCTGCTGCTCCTGTAGCATCTGCTAGTTCAGATGAGGATGATGCTCTTTCTTATTTCCAAAAACTCGCAGAGGAATAACTAAGAATATATTACAATATTTTCTCCTCGTACCAAGGTTTCACTCACATACTGGGTGGAACCTTCTTTGTATGTCATGGCATCTTCCATATCATTAAGGATAAGATTAACATAATTTGGTTTTAGTACAAATATATTTCTTTTTTCATCTTCAATTTTATTTTCATAAGCATAATTTGTTATTTCAGTTGTTATATTGGAAACTGTTGTAGTAGTTTCGAGTCGAGAGTCATAAAATTCAATAGAATAGTTTTTAGGAACTTCTAAACCTTCAGGAACAATAATTGTATTATCAGTATTTCTTACTTCTGTGGTTTCATAGTGATGAACAGCATGAATTTGTTCTTCACTTCCGTATTTGTCAATGAGAAAATTGTAAAAAGATTGATGATCTAGAGGCCATTCAGTTTGGATATTTGTGACATTATTAGATAGAAGAACAATCCAATCTAAGGTTTCGTCACCATACATCTCAAATGCAACATTATCAGGTCTATCATTCCCTACAATTTTATATTTGGTAAATTTGGTTAAATCCTTAAAAATATCATTCTTTAATTTTCCTCTTTTAAAGAGGTTTTTTACTTTTCTATAATCGGAGATCTTTTTGGAATTAGATTCTCTACTTACATATTCAAAGTCTGGTATATTTCTGAAATAAGAGGACATTTTAGTAACCTATCTGAAGATCTGCATCATTATCACCACCTTTATCTATATCTGTATAGTCATTATCATATATAGGATCAAGTTCATTGAATTGAAGATTTAATTGATATGCTGTCATTGTTCTGGATGGATCATCATATGTCATATAGGTTCCATCAGGAGTATATTGAACATCACATGAAAGAAGAGCACAAGTTTTAATTTTATTAATTGATGGATGAGATATTTCAGTAGACCCATTAAATGTTTGGTAATTTATATCAAATACATTAGGAGCTTTAAGGAAAACATTAGAATCCGATGTTTTAACAGACATTCCTTGTTTAAAGAATCTAATAATCTTTCTTACTTGATTTGCTTCTGATGCATCTCTTGGTGATAATTTAAAAGTAAATGTAAAGGCCCTTAATTGAGGAGCGTTAAAAAGCATTTCTAAGTTGGGATTAAGAATTGCACCAGTTGTTCTTGAGAGTAAATTTTGAGCTCCTACTGCTTGTTGTGCAAGATAGGTATTCATAGCCGTTGCAATATCAGTACCTGCATTCTTTTCTCTTAGTTCTCTACCTAATGAACCTGCAGCACTACCAATTCCTCTCACTGCCTCTGAAATACCAGCATCTCTTGCGTTTTCAAAGAGGTTGAGTGCTGCTCCTGCACCTAGTGCTTGGAGGGGATTAAGTTTTGATCCTTGCCAATCTACACTATTTTGATCACTAATACCTGATACAACTGGAAGGGTTACTGAGCCACCAATTTTAGTAGGTGTTCTTCGTTGAAATACTCTCGATGCTGAGTCAATGGTGGCATTAACAACGGTTCCCTCACTAAATTTCATCGTAAATCTAATTCTATCTTGCTTATTTGCTGCTAAGTCTTCAGGGTAATAATAGTTTCCATAGGAAGATCTATAATTTCTTCCTTTAACGTTTACATTAATATCTTGGAGACTAGTTGCTACCTCTTCACCAGTTACAGGTGTTTCAGTTTCTCCCTCAGGTTTTTCTGCAGTAACGTTAATTTTAATTGTTCCTCCCGCTGTCGTTGATTGATTATTATTACCTGATGCAATTCCTAATGTAACTTTTTCTTGATGCGTAAGTGGAGGAAGACCTGCATCTCCCATTTTCCCTTCCCAATAACTTATAGAATTTTTAGTTTTTTGTTGAATACTTCTTTTATCTCTTTGTTGTAAATTTGAAGCACTATTATTGAGGGTTAAAACCCCAGTTTTTATATCCTTTGTTCCGATTAATGTAGCAACACTTAAATCTTGAGAATCTGATGCATATAAGTCAAGACTAAATGTACGATTGGGATGTTTTCCTAAGACAGTTAACTCACTATAATAATACCACTTTTCATCATTATTAGGGCCTAATAACGAGTGGTTGAGGTATTTTGTCCCGCTTTGAATAGTGGTTGACATTTATCTTTTTTCTTTATTTATAGGGTTCTTAAGAAATATGCATATGATACATTACGTAGGTCATTAATTTCACTGGGTCGAACGACATAGAGGACTCCTCCAATCTCTTCCCATGTATAGTTTTTAAATTTACCCCAGTGGTAATTTATTCCTCTAAATCCCCATCTTTGTATATCAGTTACAGCAACGAGGGGATGTTGATCATATGTGAGTCTAGGAGTTTTAGCAGTATATAAAAAAGTATAATACTGACCTACATCAGGTACTACTTCCACATCCTTTAAAGTATCCATAATAAGAAGCATCATTTCTTCAGGATCACTCATCTCCTTCAATTCATCCATGATAGGTGCAATTCTGTTATCACCTACCTGTTGTTCATATTGTTCAAAGTAACCTTCTAATTCATCTGCCATTATATATTCCTAGTTCTTGTTCGGTAATGATTTTAAATTCAATTTTTCTATCATTACAAAATTCTCTTGCTGCTTTCCATTTAGCTGTATTAACAGCATAGGTCTTACATTCATAGAGATAGGATTGAGTCACTTTTTTTCTTTTCTTGGGAGGTTGAGTTTGTTTCTTGGGTTTTACCTCAATAACATATGTTTTGATTTGACCTGTGCTTTCCTTAACTTTGATAATAAAGTCTGGATAGTAACGATGAAACCGATTATCAATAGGAGAGACATATTTAATAAAAAATTCTTCACTGCCCCACTCAAGAATATTTTCATTTAGATCACAATAGTTGCAGAATTTAGTTTCCCAAGTACTTCGACATACAATATTATTTGGATTTCCCTTGTATTTTCTGGGAAAAGAGGGTCTGAAGAAACTTTTTTTACTTTCTCCCATTATACATAATATATAAGCAAAAGTATTTATAGATCCGATGGGGACTCCGAAGCCACATAAAAAAGTATTATCAGATTTAAAGGCATCTATTTTAAGTCCTGCACTTACTTCTCATTT